TCGAGGAAGTAGTTCTGCATCGGGACCGTGTGGTCGTAGAGCAGGATGTCCCGCTGGTGGTACTTGGTCTTGAGCAGCGCGATGGCCTCGAACAGGCGGGGGTGCTGCTTGCGGTTCACGTTGGCCGCGACCGTCATGACGACGAACTTGTCCGTCCACCCGACCTGCTGTCGAACGTCCGCACGACGTTCAGGGGTCAGGGGACGGAACACGTCGCGGTCCACGCCGTGGTAGACCATCTCGACCTCACGGTGCAGGTCTCGGCGTGCGACCTCGACCCCGTAGTTCGAGCACGTCATGAAGGGCACGCCCTTTAGGACCTGCTGCCACTCGGGGAGGACGATTGGCTCTCCCTCGATGGGCACGTAGAAGAAGGCCGGGATGCGCGCCGGGATGACCAGCGCGAACGCCGTAACCGAACCGGGATCACCCGTGGCATAGATGACATCCGGCGCGAAGTCGTCAATCGCTTCCAGCGCCTTGCGGAGGCCCATGCCATCGGTGCGTTCGGGGACGTACTGCCGGATCGGCAGGTCAGTCTCCTTCGCCTCCGTCTGCATGTTCGTCACGGCGGCGACTTCGTGCCCTCGGCTCAGGAATGCTTCCGTCGCCTTCCGGTTCACTCGACCGAACCCCGTCGTCACCAGCGGGCTGTCCCCGATCAGCAGAATCTTCATCGTCCCCCTCGCTCTCGGCGTTCTCGGTCTCATCGACCGGGGTCTCAGGCTCCTCGTCGTTGTCGAGGTCCTCAGGAGTCAGGCCGGGAATCGGCTCGCCGCACTCGGCGCACGCCACCTGCCCGTCCTCGTTGACCATGACTTCGCCGTCGTGCTCGCATGGAGTGTCGAGGCGGTCAGCGGTCTCTGCTCGAATGTGACTGGCGAGGTCAGCGATGACGCGACCCTCAGCCGTCATGCGGAATCCCTGAATCCACGCGCGCTGGATGACCTCGGGTCGGTCAGCGGGAATGGTCAGGAGTGAGTCCACCACCGGCAGTTCGCCGTTGTAGTGGTAGAAGCGCCAGTCACCCTGTCGGGTCGCGTGACGCAGGCGAACGACGTTGCCCTCGGCAACCTTGAGTTCGTGGTGGATGTTTCGACGGGGCATGCGTGCTCTCCCCTTTCAGGAATGAAGTGGGGTGAGGCTGGCCGAAGCCAGACCCCACCCCTCACTGCTACAGCGTGAAGCCGTGCAGGCGGACCGGTCGTCCCTCAAGAGCGAAACCGAAGTAGCCCTTGATGAAGAAGTCGTCCGAGTCCTTGGTCTTTGCCAGAGGCTCGAACGTCCAGTCCTGATGCACCAGCAACTTGCAGTCGGCGCGGCGCACGATTGCGAGTTCGGTGTCACTCTCCGAGTTGAGGTCGGTCACGATTGGCAGGCCGTCGTACGTGAGCACGCGGAAGCCAGCGGCGACCTCGACACGGTCGGTGAACTGCTGCTGTGCCTGCAGCAGGCTGTTGATCTTTCGGCGCACGGCGCGAGACGTGACGATCAGGTCACCCTCACCCTCAGCAGCGTCGATTGCCTCGTCCAGCATGGCCAGAGTCAGAGCAGCCGAAGCGGCGTCGGTGTCAGCACCACCGTGGTTCTGAGCGCCATCGCTGTCCAGAGCGTTCATCGACGGGTCGGTGCCGATCTGGTGGATGATGCCCTCAATCTCGTTCGAGGCACCGGTACCGTCAGCAATCTTCTTGCTGAGGTCCATCGCCAGTGCGCGAGACTGCGCCTCAACCTCAAGGGCCATGGCGTCGTACAGCGAGCCAGCGGCCTTCTGCTCAGGACCGGTGACCTCACCACGGGCGTAGACGTACTTGACGCTCTTCGACACCTTGGCGTAGGTCGAGTTCTGGGCAGCAGGCAGGGCTGCGCCGTCCGTGCTCCACGTCACAGTTGGCTGAGACTGGCGCTTGCGGATGAAGTAGGTGTTCGTCGCCCACGGAATGTGGTTGACGAGGTTGAGGAGGCGAGGCTCCTTTCCGATGTAGTCTCGGATAGCAGGCTCGACAACCTCAGGAATCAGGTAGGCACCCGTGTTCAGGGTGCTCAGTGCCTTTGCGATGTCCATTTGGACTAGCAAGTTCCCTCGGTACTTAGGCGCTTAGCGGTTGAACCGCGCGCGCAGCCCCAGACGGAGTCGCTCGCTTGGACTCATCGAATCCAGCGCCTTCTCGATGTCATCAGGGGTCAGACTGTGCTTCGCCATGGCCGGAGGAGCGTCGTCCCCCGCTGGCGAGTTCTCCAGTTCCTCGATGCGAGCGGTTGCCTCGTCAAGGGACTTGCGGAGTTCCGCGACCTGTGCCACCAGCGGTGCCGTCGCATCGCTGATCGCCTTGGTCATGGTTGACTCGTCGTCCTGCGAGACCGACTTGGTGACCATCACGGGAGCGACAGGCGATCCCATGGCGGTCAGCATCTCAGTCAGGTTTGAATGGAAGGTCTCAAGGTGCTGGCGGAACTGGGCCATGACGCCCTCGTCCTCAGCCTCCTCGGCCTCCTCGACTGCCTCTTCCCCAGCCTCGACGGCCTCAGCGGCCTCCTCGATTGCCTCGGCGGTCTCCTCAGCGGATTCCTCGACAGCCTCGCCCTCTGCAGCGGCAGCCTCCTCGGCTGGCTCCTCAGCGGACTCTTCGGCGGCAGCCTCTACGGTCTCCTCGACCTCGGGCTGCTCAGTGTTCTCATCGACGGCAGGGGTCTCAGGCGTCTCCTGCTCCGTCTGGAGTTCGTCTTCCACGCTATCTCCTACGGCATCGGACTCCTCGTCCTCTGCGTCCTTGATGGCCTTGCTCAGTACCGTCCCAAACGACGGGAACCACGCTGGCCTAGTCGTGTTGCTGATTTCCTCAAGCACCACGTCCTTGTAGGTGCGGACGATGGTCCCGACCTCAGCGACGTATTCGTCAGCCCAGTCCAGAACGTGTCCGGCGACGGACATCCCGAACTGCTTGCCCTTGTTGGTGATCTGCTTGAACAGACTCAGGGCCGCAGGGTTGTCCTCGACATCGAGGCGAACCTCGACACCCAGATGGAAGTCAGGCGTGATCCACGCCTTGGTCACCACACCGAGGTCGCGCAGAACACCATCCTTGGCGTGCGCATCTCGGTATGGGATCGGATCACCCATCTCGGCTGCCAGTTCGATCTGGCGCGAGAAGGAGGCGATGGCCTCGACGGTGACTCGTTCCCCTTCGAGGTCAATCTCAGGGCCGGAAGCCTCACCGACGATGTAGTAACCGTCAGCGCGCTTCTCGGCCTTGGAGATGGGGAACGTGTACTTGAACGCGGCTGGCCGCACTAGGAATCTCCCTCAGGACCCGAAGGCCCTGCTGGGGCCTGTGGGCCACCCGGCTTCGAACCGGCAGCCGGTGCTGGCGGAATCCAACCCTGAGGGTTGTTGGTGAACGCATCACCACCCGGTGCCATCATCCTTGCGGCGATGTCATCGAGGAACTCCAGCGGGATGAGACCTGCTGCGGTCTGCACGAAGTGCTTGTCGCCGCCCTCAATCGGCGGCAGACCGAACATCTTGTCGCGAATCTCGTTGATCGAGTGGACGCCCATCCGCTCCGACTCGGCCAGCAACTTCATCATGTCCAGCGAGTCGCGCTGGCTGACTTCGTTGTGCGCGAACAGGACATCGTCCCAGCCGAACATGTCGAGGATCAGGCCGTTGTTGATGCCCTCTTCGACCACGCCCTGTAGTGGCTGGATCGCTTCCTGACGGAAGGTGTTGTCCTGCTCCTTGCCGGTGGACCGGTTCGAGTCCTCGGTGATGCCCAACTTCTCCTTGGGCACGTCGAGGACCTGCAGCATCTCCTCGCGAAGCATCTTGCGGCCCTCGATGAACTGCATCTCGACGGCGGTTGCCACGCTCTTGCTGACCGACACGTCTCCCTCAAGGAGCAGCGGCTTGTGAGCGTTGTCCGTGCCGACGTAGTTCTGTTCGAGGTACTCGCGGTTCCGCTCAACCTCACCTGCGTCGGTGGACTTGAGCGAGAAGACCACGCCAGTCTGGGCCGAGTTCTCGAAGAACTTGCCGTTGTACTTGATGGCGTTGAGGTCAACCGCGACGACGCCTTCGAGCGACTCCAGCAGGCTCAGGCCGTACAGGTCGCTGGACGGGTCGTCCAACTTGAAGTGAATGATGCGCTCAGGCTTGTAGACCTTCTTGTCCGTGGCGTTGACGCCGATGGAGTACTCGAAGGACGTGACCTTGCCGCCTCGGGTCTTGATTTCCACGAAGGCAGGGTGGAGGCGCATGGCGCGGATCGGCTTGCCGTTGCGGGCGCGCTCGATCCACCAGTAGGCGTCTCCGAAGATCGTCAAGTCCTTGTACGTCAGCCGGAGCAACTGCGAGCCGTTCGACTTGCGGAAGAAGAGGCGCAGCGCCTTCATCTTCTCGTCAGGAACGTCCTCGCCCGGGGGATCGGAGTTGAAGGAGAACCCGGTGGCGACAGCGACCTTCGCGATCTTCTCGACTGCAGCCCGAATGGTCGGGTGCTGCCGATACATCTCGTAGTGGATCGCGGCCTTGTTCTCGCGCGTCATCTTCGTGCTGATCTGCTGAGGAGCCTCGTCGCCGGGGTCCTTGTTCAGCACGTGGAATCGCACGCCCGGAGCAGGAACGCTGATTTCGGCCTTCTCCAAGTCAGGTGCGATAGGAGGCTGCGCGTTGTCGTCTTCGGTTCGCTTAGCGGCGCGAGCCATCCTTGTCCTTCCTGAACGAGAAGCGCAGACGCGCGCCGTTCACGGCCACTTCCCAGTAGCCATTCCCGAGAACCGGGTCACTCACGCGACCGCGCATCACGGACTCGCGGACATGACGAAGCGCCCGCTTGGAGGTAGGGGTCATTTCCGTCTTTCCGACAAGACGGTCGAGGTCGCGAGTGTCCATGACTACCGGCCCTTCTCAATCACCATCTGTGAGGGCCAGCGGACTTGCGCACCACATCGACGGCACGGTCCGAAGACCTCGCCCTTGACGGTGCGGAACAGTTCGCGGTGCTTGATGTTGAGCCGTCCTTCGTGCTCGATGCCGAACAGGCACCCGCACGAGTCACAGCGGACTTCCTTGCTCATGGCTCAAATGGCCCTCATCGCCAAGTGGAACTTCCCGGTGTCGCTCCATACGTCACAGAAGCGAAGCCACATGGGGAAGCCCAGAACACGGCGTAGTTGCAGGGGGTATCGAGTGCAGTAGGCCGCGATGTACGCCTTGGCCTCTTCCTCAAGCGAGGCGGGNNTGCCGCCACTGCTTCTTGTTGATGAACTCCTTCTGGGGCGGGTACGGGTACTCCTCGGCTGGCTCGTTATTCCCCCACGAGCGGTCGCCCTGCCACGTGTCCTGTGACGTGGTCCAGTACCGAATGACGTGCCTGACTTGCTCCTCAGTCATGCCGCTGCCCCCAGAACGCGAATCCGAGACGGCACGCGTCCTTCCCCGTAGAGGCCCAGCATCAGCGACCAGAAGTAGTCGTCGCGAGGACCCTTGAACCTGTAGAAGTTCGACTCGGTCTTGGTGCGCTGAATGCCGTGGACCTGACGCTTGAGCGTCGGGTGGTCGATCAGCGCGACTGCGTTCAGTTGCAGGTCGCCCTTGAAGCGGGTGGCCCACTTCTCCTTCACGTCGTTGGTGAAGACGATGCCCTCGAACCGGCAGCCCGGGACTTCGATGTGCGCCTTGCGCTTCGCCTCTTCTACGAACACCTGACCGACACCGGTCTGGTCGATGGAGACTCGCGACGCCTTCGTGCGCTTGGCAAGGGCGATCAGCGATTCCAACTGCTTGTCGTAGTTGTCCTGCGTCGCGCTGACGTAGCGGACGATGCGCTTGGTGGTGTTGGCATCCTCGTCCACGACGTGCTCGACTACCGTGAAGACGGTCTCGTCACGCTCCTTGGCGAGGTCCACGCCGATGGAGACTCGGTTGTCGGTGTGCCACGTGGACGGCATGGCCTTCATCCACACCGGGAGGTCCGGGTCGATGTTGTCCACGATCAACTGCCACGGGTAGTAGGCAGTCGTCTCGTCCACGAACACGGCCTCGTACTCGGTCATGAACGCCAACTTGTCGCCCACGTTCCGGTAGATGACCGCCAACTTCGTGGAGCCGAACTTGGCTACGCGCTCCTCGGTCCCCATGGTCGGGGCCTCAGCGAAGACCTCCGGGCGGACCCAGCCCGTGGCCGGATCGACCCACTTGGGATCGACCATGGCCGCGCTCTCCCACCACGGCACGTTGTGCCGGGAGTACTCGGGGAACGCCTGCTTGTCCTCGAAGATGTCGTAGAACAGGCCGGACTGGCCGAGAGGCGTGGAGATGATCGAGATGCGAGAGTTGCCGCGCGTGATGGCGGGCAGTGCCGCCTGATACAACTTGGCGGCGTCGCGGATGTGCGCGAACTCGTCAAACGCGATGTCCTTGCGTCCACCACGGATGGCGGCGGATGCAGGCTGCGAGATGATCGTGCTCGTGTTGGGCGGTCGGTGGAACGAGATTTCCTTGTCGGAGTCCGTCCAGATGACCGGCTTGATGCCCGGATCGAGCAACTCGTCCGGCATCGAGTGGTACAGGTTGCGGACAATCTCGATCTTGCCGCTCGCCTCGTTCTGGTTGATCGAGACGATGTTCGCGTTGTAGCGAGACCGGGTCGCAGCCGTCACGAACAGTTCGCCACCGAGGATGGTGGACATGCCGATCTGGCGTCCCTTGTTGCAGATGCGGAAGAAGGACTCGTCCCGTGCCCAGCGAATCTGGTACGGCTCTAGGCGGAACGGTGCCGCGTCGAGTTCAGTCAGCGTCTCCAAGAAGATGACTGGATCGGCCAGCATCTCCATCATCTGGGCTTCCGTCATTTGGGTCATCAGGCGTGACTCCCTGCATCAGGATCGCGAGGCGTCCCTGCATGCCACGACTGGCCCACAACTTGAGGACCGGGGACTCGCCGTCGTCGGGTGCCTTCTCGTTCTTCTCGATCTGTGCCCGAGTGTCGAGCAGCGACTTCCAGACCTTGAGCCGCTCCGTCACGTCCTTGCGGAAGAAGGGCGGGATCGGCTCGCCGTCAGGGCCAGTCTGGGGCTTCGTCTCCTCGATGAGGAACGGGTAGAGGTTGCGACCGAGGAGCAGGAGCATCGTGTCGAGTTCCTGCTTGGTGCTGATCGCACCGCCGTCCTTGATGACGGACTTCATGTACTCGAAGTGCTCTGGCGGCAACTGGTCCTTCATGATGAGGAGCAGTTCGCTTGCGAGTTCCTTCGGGACCAGCGACTTCGGCTTGTTGGTGCTGCCCTTGGGGCGACCGCGCCGCTTCTTCGATTCTGGTGCGGGTTCGCCGGGTCGTGGACCCTCGGTGGACCTGACGGCGACCTCGTTGCGAGCAGCCTTCTCAGCCACGCTTCTGCGCTCCTGTCCAGCCCTTGCCTCGGAAGATCGGCTTAGGCGCAGACAAAAAGACCCGGCGCATCGGTTCCTTGCATACATGGCAGAACTCGATCTGGCCGGGTCGGTAGTCGCGAAGGTCCTTGGTGATTTCGCGAACCTCGTTGCAGCGGACGCACATGTATTCGTAGGTGGTCATGTGGTCCTCCGCGAGGGGTGTGTGATTGGCGTGCCTCACAGGACTCGAACCTGTGGCCTCCGGCTTCGCAAGCCGACGTTCTATCCGTCTGAACTAGAGGCACGTGGTGTGGGTACCGAGATTCGAACTCGGGACTCCTCCATGGCAAAGAGGCAGTTTGGCCGCTGCTCCTACACCCACATGGTGCCGCCACTGAGAGTCGAACTCAGTTGCCCCGTAGGGAAGTGGTTTACAGCCACCCTCGCTAACCGTAGCGACATCGTCGGCAGGTTGGCTCCAGTCCAAGGGTTCGAACCTCAGTTACCTGATTCAGAGTCAGGCGTCCTACCGCTAGACGAGACTGGAACGCGAATG